TATTGTATCAGTATAAATTTGTTCTACTAAGGTCTTTCCATCATCCGTAATTAGTGGGTTTGAAAGGTCTACAATTTGTTTGTTTGTGTTATAAAACTCTTCTCCAAGTATAGTTGATTTTGTCTTCCCAGTCAAAATATTTGATAAAGTTTTAATGGGTTTTTTTTGCGGGATATTTCGTGCAATATCAAGTAATTCTTCGATAGTGCATGGTTTTTCCTGCATTTGTGGAAAGTATTTTATTAATGTTTTTTCACCAAGACCTTCAATTCCATCTATATTATCTGATTTGTCACCTGTAAAGATTTTACAGAGTAATACATTGTAGTGAGGTATCTCTACCTTATTAATGATAATGTTATCCCCATTCTTAAAATATTGTTTTGATATTGGTGAATAGATACTAATGTTCTCAGTAATCAATTGAGTTAGGTCTTTGTCCGCCGAGAAAATAATAATCTCCTCATTAGTCGCGACCTTACAATAGTAGGCAATAAGGTCATCTGCCTCATTGTTAATCATTTCAACTTGTCTTACAAAAATTTCTTCAAGATACTCTTTAACTCTCGCTTGTTGGTTAAGATATGATTGGTATTTATCCTCATTCATATCCTGTCGTCTGTTGGCCTTATATTGTGGATAAATTGATTTACGGATAGAGGAATTAGAGTCCCAAAATACAACCACTTTATCGTGGTTATGTTCTTCTAAGAATCTTCTAAGAATGTTTATAAAGTAATAGATTCCACCTAAATGGTCCCCATTACTGTATAAATCTCTGACTCCGTGAAATCCTATTTTAAATAAATTGTTTCCGTCTACTAAAAGTGTTTTAGTCACTTTATTAAATTAGAGGTGATAAAAATTGTTTCTTACTCGCTGATATCGTCTGTTGTTTCTTCTAATGTTAACTCGCCAGTTCCTGATAAGATACCATTCCAATATTGGGAATACTCTTTCTTGTAAACTTCTAACGCTTCTTTAGTGTCTTCAATATATCCTTGTGGTACGGCAATTAACTTACCGTCATTATAACCTAAACCATTTACGTGGTTCTTCAAGATTGAAATCTTAGTTCTGATGGCATATCTTACGGTTCTTCCCCCTTTGGTTGCGGTGATATGGTTAATACCAGCACTTGCTTGGTTACCAAAAAGGAATACCAATGAAGATGCTAACCATAAAGCCTCTCCACCTTTTGCCTTAATTGTCGGTTGCCCAAATGGATTATCAGGAAGCGCAACCCATGGCTGATTTACAACTACTAAAGTATTGTAGTAAGCATAATCTTCTTTCTTTGATTTAGAGATTCTTGAGTGAACTCCCATACCAATCTTATCAGCAAGTGTTGCTGCGTTATGTTGTTTACCACCTTTACCATCAAAGGTCATCTTACAAGGAATTGAACCTACCGAATCCCAAAGGAATAAAATAGATTGTTGTATTTCACCTTTTTCTTGAGCATTTAATACTTCATTAATAAACTCAGTTACTTGTTCAATATAATCAAAACTATCATTAAAGATAAAGTCACCGTCCCACTCACCGTCAGAATTCTTCTTGGCATCCAATCCTAATTCAACAGCGTGTTCCCAACTCCATTTCTTTTCAGTAATTATAAAGACAGGTAAGTGTCCTTTCTTTTGAGCATCAGCCGCAGCTAATATCATGGCAGTTGTTTTAGAACTATTACTATGTCCCAAGAACATATTGATACCTCCCATAACAGGGCCTGGTAATCCACTAGCACTTAAGAAAGCATCACCACAAAAGTAGTAGCTAGTTTCTTTATATTTTGTTTTGGTTGAGAACTTATCTTTAAATCCTCCCGATTCTTTTTTCTTAATTCCCGCCATCTTCTTTTCTTTTAATGTTTGGTATTTTACTTATCTTAGTTACCTTATAGAATTCTTCATCTTCTTCATATAATTCACCAAGTTCTTCTTCGTGAAAAGTAATTAAATTTAGAGACAAGTCTCCATTTTCCGACTCTTCTTTTAGCATTCCAAATAAAACTGTATCACCAATTTTTTTAGACATACCAGAGTAGTAATTCTTATTTTTTAATTGACTCAATATTTCGTAAGACAATGTTTTATTGTCAACCAATTGTAATTCAATTTCTTCTTTAAATGTCATATAATAAATTAAAAAAAGGGTGGAGTATTACCTCCACCCGTATAAATTAGAATGGTAAATCCGAATCAGCCTCAGCTTCAGCTTGAGGGTCAACAGCCTTTGCAGGTGCCTCCTTTTTGCCACCACCAAAAGTTTCTTCAGCAACCGTTGCGTCACCGTAAGCGTATCCACCTTTTTCAGTGTCCCACTTTGGTGTCTCTCCTCTTGCAATCGCCTCAAGGTATTCAACAGGTTTTTTAGAATATACATCCAACCAAGTTAACTCATCGTTAATCCAAGCATTTGCTTGCTCTGTTTCTGCGTGAACAGGAGCTTGGTCTTCATACATAATTGTAGATACACTTGTGTACTCTTTACCTGCCGGTGTTTTAGATTTTGTTAACTCGATGATTAAATCACGTCCTATTGTAGGGTCAGTAATATCACCTTTATTTCTCCAAATTGGAATGATTTTGTCCAAGATACCTTCGTTCTTGTAATTGTGTTTGAATCTCCAGAACTTTGGTCCGTCTTCTTCATGGTCTCTATCAATAACCTTCACGATATAAAACTTACGTGATTTGTATTGTTTTGCCAATTCTTTGTCGGATTCTTTTCCTGTTGACATTAACTCTTCGTAAACCTCATTTAAAGGTGAACGTTCGTTGTTATTCTTTGCTGGGTCATAGAACTTTTGCCATTGACCACCAACTTGGATTTCATGATACCAAGCTTCTTTAAATGGTGAAGAACCATCTGTTGTTGGGAGAATTCTTACTCTCCTTTGTCCTTGTTTCTCTTTATCACTAAGGATTAAAGCGAAATACTTTTTCATTCTTTCGTCTTGCGACATTTTGAACTGTGGGCCTGCCCCTTGTTGTTTTGTTTTTTCATACTGTGCCAATACGGCGTCTAATACATTACTCATTTTAAAGTGTTTTATTGTTTCATAAATATAGGTATAATTTGGCTCTATGTCAAATAAAAAAAGGTCATCTTTCGATGACCTTCTCAATATTTCTTTTCTGTATTACATTAAATCGTCCTCTGTTGGTTGGAATGACTTTTTGATATCATTTGCATTAATGTCAGTTACATCATCTGATGTTAACACATAATCTTTTTTACCAGTTAACTCCATTTCTTCTTTCTTATCGTCAAAGAAATCAGATAATTTTTGATTGAAAGGATATGAATCATACGTTCTTAATTCCAATTTTTCTTGAGGAGTTTTTTCTCTGTATTTTTCAATCTTTGCTTCAAGAGTATTTAACTTAGACATGATTTGGTCCATCTCTCCTAATCTTGATTCTAACTTATTTAATTGTCCAAACAAGTTTTCAAAATACTCTTCTTGTTTTTGTTCAATGTTTTTTTGAGAATCAACTAAGTCTGTTACATCCAACTCTTCTGAGCCTTCGTCCTCATCATCTTTCTTTTCTTCTGACTTACCGTCATCATCAATCTTCTCAACATCAGGGTCATTGGCAACGTCTATTGCTTGAGGTGTTGCTGGCGCTGCTGGTGGAGGAGGTGCCGCCGCTGCAGGGTCTGCAGGTGGTGGTGGTGCCATAGCCCCTAAATCAGCCGCGGGGTCTGCGGGTGGTGCTGCTGCGTCTAAAGCTTGCTCTGTTATGTATTTGTTGATATTTTTATATCTTTCAATTTCGCTGATAATTTTTCTATCTAAGCTCATGTTGTTATCCGTTTAAAAGTTGTTTTATTCCGTTAGCGGTTTCAACTCTAACTTTTCTATTAGCAGTTGTTTGATGACCAGCTCTTTCGATTAGACCATCTCTTTCTCTTACTGTATAACAGTCTCCAGTATCCAAGTCACAAACTTGTTTACTTCCGTCTCCGTTATCTTCCTCAGAATATCTCACTGATTTTCCAAGGTAATTGTTCAATGCTGATTTTAAATCCATAAAAATCTTTTATTATAAATATACTAATTCACCGTTAAATTAAGTTTTTAAGATTTTGAACTTGTACGATGTGTTTATTTGTTTTTTATTTTTGTCTGTTGGTATTGTTGTTAAGAACACTCCTCCAAGTATTTCCTTTGTTTGTTGGATTTCTTCTTTTGTAAATTCTCCGCTGTTTTCTATTATATCATCAATATCAAGTGAAGTAATAGAGAATAATTGTCCTTTATTTAAAACATATCCTGTCTCTGTGAATCCAGCGTCTTTAATTAACACCTTTTTTATCGAATTGTTTGCACCTATCTCATAACCAAATAATTGTAATTGGATATTCACACTCTCATTTATAGTCCATGTACCGACACCATTGTCTGTATTAACATTAGCCTTTATGTTTACCATAGTTCCTGTTGGAAGTGTTGTGATTGTTTCAAGTAAAACTTTAGGTCCTGTTTGTCCGTCGTAGAATGTAGAACTTGCTTTTTCAGCATCTTTTGTTTGTGTTTGTATACTTACGTTTGTATCGATTTTTGGTACGGCAGGAGCGTATGTACCTGTTGATGCTGGATTATAAGTAAACTTATTTGTACTTGTAACATCACCATTTTGAGTTTTTACAAGTATGGTGTTAGATTGTATATCTAGGAATTGACTTAGAGGTACTGTCACCGTAAGTTGGGTTCCGTCACTTGATTTAATAATATCTTTAGTCACAGTCACATTGTTTATAACAATTACTGTTGTTGCTTGTAAGTACTTCCCTGTAATAGTTAAAATAGTATTGTGACCACCTGAAGTTGGTGTAAATGAAGTAATAACAGGTTTCTCACAAGAAGTTGGTGTAGGTGTTGGTGAAGGTATTGTACCTACAGTAGGTGTTGGTGTAGGTGTAACGGAACTTGTTGCAGTTGGAGTTGACCCAATTGTTGCAGAAATTGTTGGTGTAAGTTGTGGTTCATAGATGCCAGTCAAGTCAGATAATCCTAAACTTACCGCCGATTTGATAGCCAAATCAAATCTAGCTCTAACCTCTTTGAACTCGGTATCTTTTTTAGTCTCATAGTATGCTTCTGTAAAATTTGTTGTTGGCCAATAACAAACATAATATTTTGGCATACCAAGTTCTGTTATTCTTTGAATATTAGCACTCAACTTAGAAATCATGAAATCTATGAATTTATTCACATCTGAGAAGTTAGCAACAGGTAATATATTCTCTACTTTGGTCGCTGTTCCTGATTGAACGTCCACACAAGAATATGTTCTTGGTTGTTGATTAAAATATATGTTATTGTTTACGTAATCTAAATCTAAAGTTACTGTTGCAAAGTTATTATTAAACCCAATAAAAGAGCCTTTATCTTTAGTCCCTTGATATGCTCTAACATAACATACAGAATATATTATTGTTTGAAGATATAAATCGGATGTCTTACTTACAATGGCGTCTTTTAATTCTTGTGGTGAAAGTGGTGTTGATTTTGTTATTGCCGATTCCCAACCTTGTTCTGTATAAATAGGATTTAACTTGTTCTTACAAGCATTTTGGACCTGTAAAGTGCTCTTAGCCTCTTGTATGATTTTAGCCGCTTTACTTTGGTCTGTTGTTGCACCGACTCCTGGTGTTGCATCCTTTTTATTAAGAACCGCTTGTTCAATTTTACTTAAAAGATTTTTATTAATACTTTGTAAGAAATTATCAATTGCTGGTAAATCAAAAATACCTTGTCTTACTCCCGTAATTGTTGTTTCAAAATTACCCGGTGTAATGTTATGAGAAATGTCAGTAATAAGGTACGGTCCATTAAACATGGGTACATGTTGTAAATTAAAATACATTGTTGGTTGTAATAACGCATTACCCAAACATTGTATTGTACAAGTATAACTTCTGTTTTTGTATAAATTATACAAACTAACATTTTGAGTTGCAACGTTTCTACCCGATGCTTGGTCAATCATATTCAACTGCGCATTAATTGATTCGGATGTTGCCTTTCCTGCATCTTGTGAAACTGAGAATGAATAAAACACGTTTTGATTTCTTGTACCTATCTCTACATTGAACCCAACACATCTATTTGATAACCCATAATCTTTTTTATCTTTCAAATCCTCAATTAATGGATTTTCAGAAGCTCTTTTCATTTCAAAACTATCATCTCTAAATCTGAAATTACCTTTTGGTAAGTCCAAATATTGTGATGGTTTACCCGCATAGAAACAAACCATTTTTGGTCCTGAGTTTCTGTAATCAACATTCAAATAAGTTCCCCACATACTATTAGCAAACTCAAGTGAACCTTCAGATTTTTGTGGTATATTAACTCCCGAAACGTCTTGTACATTATAGAAGTTAACATAGGCTGGAAGAGGCATTACTGTAAAGTTATTTTTAATTAAAATTCCGCTTATAAGTGTGAAGACGCTCATCGATTCAGTATAAGCATTTTTACCCAACATTGATTGTAAGTCAAATATGTCAATGATAATTGTGTCTCCAATATTTCTTGATGCTCTGTCTAAGAACATAATATCTTCAAATAATGTTTTTGTTTTGTAATCACCGCCCGCAACCCACTTATCGTTTAGGGCTTTGAATACTTCGTAGTTTTCAACTTTAGATTGTTGTCCGTCAATTACTGATTGAATTACTCTTTCGGGTAGTTGCGATTGTTCGTCTAAATTTTTTCTAAGGGACTCCATAGTTCTATTTAAAACTATGTTTTGTAAATTAGTACCATTAGAAATAAAATTATTGATTTGGTTTCTAAATCCACCAGTTGTTATACTTGGGTTTAATAATTTTCTTGTCGCATAAACTTTTATTAATTCGGAATATAATGTGATATTTGGTACACTAAACTCAACATTATTATCCACAAAGAAGTCAGTGATATAGGAACCATTGTCAGTATATTGTAAATTAGTAATTGTTGAGAACCCGACAGTTGTCTGTAAGGCAGCCCATTGTAATGAATATTTTGCTTTACTCTGTGACAGGGTGATACCACCACCTAATGTTGGTAAACTATTTTTAACATAGGGTTGATAAGTAATTGAGTCAGTCGCAGTCCCCACAAAAGAACCAAAGATTCTTCTGTTATAATTTCCAGGATTACCATTTCTTAAAATAACATCAAACTCCATGAAGTTTTTTATATTGGAACAAAAAGCTTGTGCCTGACTTTTAATCGTGTTTTTAAAATATTCCTCATTTTTTTCTGAGGTTGGTTGAGACGGTACTGTCATAGCCGTTCTCATAAACGCTTGGAAGTTTTTAAATGTGGCATTTAAATCTATTGGGCTTTCTCCGATACCAACAATTGTTTGTCCAGCATTTAGTGTATTAATTGGTTTACAAAAATTCAAAAACTCTTCTTCGAATTGATTAAGAGCAGATTTGTTGAACACAGAAAATATCTCCTCAATCTTAGAATAAGTTGAACCAGATAGAAGACTCATTGGTGATTGTGTTGATGTTAATGGGTCAATATAATTTAAATAAGAGTCTGGGTTTGGCTTACTTATAGACAATGAATCAAAATATCCGTAGTTTGGTGCTGACCATAATAATCTAACACTACCATTATACATCGATTGGTTATATGTTAAATTAACAACAGTTTGTCCATTATTAATACATTGTGTTGTTGTTTGATTTATAATATTACCAAATGAAGGTATTACATAATAATCTCCGCTTTTAGTGTTATTAATTGGGACACAAACGGATTGGTTTTTACTGGAATCATTTACTAAGTGAGGTATAAGAACACTAAAAGGTTCTACTGTTAAATTTTTTGTGTTTTGTTTTACTCCAGTTATTGAGCCTTCGGATAGTGAATATAATTTCATTCCATTAGTTAAACTAGCTTGAATTTCTTGGTCACTATAGGTTTGGTATAAATCATATCCATTATAAAATACGTTAAAGTCGTTAACTAATTTTGGATAAAATCCAGTTTGTATTTTAATTGTAGATGTTGTTTCATCTTGTAAAACAATATTTTCGGTTTCTGTTTTACCCTCAATAGTTGTTTTATAACTATATTTATGTCTTATGTCATTTGTTATTGGGTCGTAGTTAACCACATAGTCAAACTCTTTCCAACATGTGTCTAATATATCAACATTTGTTTCAACATATTTTTTATATCTATGCCAAATAGAACCCATCTTCAATACCCAAGCGTATGGTACTTTATGTATTCCACCAAACTTATTAAACACAGACGCAATATAATCTAAATCAGATGTTTGTCCCTGTGAATACGTTTTGTATCTTTCTCTTAAAGACGCTAATGGTAATGAATTAACAAACAAATAAGCCGCCTGAACATACGGATATGGGTCTGACTTTCTTGAATTATAAACACCATTTAAAATAGCGTTAACAAAATAAGGAGTATTCAAAACAGATGTTGTAGTTTGAGTAGTAAATGTTGTAACTGGCGATGGGAAATAACAATATCCTTCTGTTGGCATGAAGTATTTTGTTTCCCTTAACTTATAAAAATCATTTAAAGTATTATTGGTTACAATGTCAGATGGATTACTAACATTCAAATAAGAAAAGTTTGTTACAGGTCTATTTGTTGTATAATCTGTAATTGTACTAAAATTTGCAATTACATTATTTTGAGAATAAATCTTATAGGTGTTACTTGTATTATAAACTAAATCATTAGTATTCTGTCTTGAATTGTCCATGTTTTTTAAACACCAACTTCCATCTGTGAATGGATAGGTATCTAATAACATTGGTGTGTTATATGGTGATTTAATTATTTCTTGAAGTGTTGTGTCTTTTATTGGTTCAATAGGTATTTTACCCGTTTCTTTTAAACTTAAAATTGAAAATGGTGAATCGGTTAACGCCTTTAGGTATGGTGTTACATAAAAATCTCTAATAAAATCCTGATACGCCCTACCTGTTCCTTGGTTTGAAATTGTTTCAAGTGTACTAACATAGTTAGAAGAATTCAAATTCAAATTTTTTAATTTAACGGTTAGATATGGAGAACTAACACCCAAACTTCCTTTAATATTGTTAGACTCGGCCTCCATTGCATAGTCAGTAAATCCATCAATTCCATTATTGTTACCTAATAATCTAACATAACCAGAATAAAAAGATGTAACATATTGTCTTTCCCAAATCTCATAGAAAAATTTAATCTCTTCTTTGTTAAGGTAAGCAATACCTAAGTTTGGATACTCTAACGCGTTTACGTTAGTTATTATTGTTTTTGATTCCGCATCCAAAGAAGGTTGACTTAATGGGTTTTGAAATTTTTGTGTTAACCCTTTCATATACTCCTCAACAAATTCAACCTCAGGCCATTTATCGTACAAATAACCTTTTGTTAGATTAACAACAGATGGGTCAGCAATATATTTTAATTGAAATCTTCCTTTTTTATCTTCAGGCGTTTCAACAAAGAATTGAGGCCATGGATAAACGGGTATCTGTGATGTTGATAGTCCTTGGTTTGACTCTTGCGCTTGTGTTGATATCTGAACATTGTCCCTACTGTCGGAGCTTTGCGCTGATGATGGGTTATCTAATATGGCGTTCTTTCTAACAGGGTCATATTTTACATTCCATGCGTTGGTGTGAACGTCATCTAACAATCTAATAAATGCCTCTGAAGACGCCATTAAAACCGCAATAATATTTCTTACTGTGGGTTTAAATCCTAAACCTGTTGCTTTGTCCTCTATCTTTCTAGCCAAATCCGCTGATAATAAACCCTCAACCTCAGCAAGTTTTGCATTAGCTTGGGTCTCCATATTAGCAAGATTTTTATCAAAACGCTTGTCCCCCTCAAATACTATGAATTGAGGTAATACAATTTCTGTGGGTATTGCAATATTGGAGTTAATGTCAAGTTTGCCAGAGACTTTAAAAAATTTAGATAATCTATCTTGAACCAATTTCTTATCTTCTTCTGTGGGAGCCACAATACCTGTTTGAGACCTTGTAGTCTCTGTCCAATCAACATCCAACGATGTAACATTTTTAAAGAAGTCATCATATTTAATCGGATTTTCAATTGGGGATGTTCCCTTTTTACCTAAAGTTGGGTTTTCAGCTAATCCCAAATTATATCTTGCAACTAAATCGGATAATTTACTGTTTGCTTCAGATATTGCTGCTTGGTCTAAGTTAGCCTTGTAAGTATAAACAACAGTTTTATCTGTTAAATAAATCGGTTTAGTATCACAATAGGTGTTATACCACGAAGAATCAGCTCCTCTCACATTCGCAAAATACTCCTTAAGTTTTTGTTGATAATTTCGAATGTTTGTAAGTGGTTCAACGTTGGCTTTTTGATAAGAGTTAACAATGGCTTGTTCAAAATTATCTAACTTATTCATTAATTGTTGAACCGTCAATTCCGGAAAATCCATGGCAACCAATCCCTTGGCCTTATACTCACTATAAACTTCGACAACTTTTTGATATCCTCTTTCCGCAACTATTTCTGTTGTTACATTGGTTGTACTTGTTGTACCAATACCAGCTTTAGCTCCTTCTGATGACACAGCCTTTGCATTATTAGCATTCTGACCTTCTGTTGGAGATTGAGTAATTTGAAATCTTTGGGAATACATGTGTGGTGCCGCAAGTAAATGTCCAAAAGAAATTTCATTCAAGATATTGAATTTATATCCTTTGAACTCTAAATCAACAATATAGTTACCACTATAACTGTTAAATGATGCGCTAAACTTCTCAAGATTTAGTTGGTATCTAATGGCTTGTCCATAATACCCTTTAAGGGTTAAGTAGAAAGGACAATACGGCAAATTAAAGAATGCAGCATATGGAGAATTGTTTCCTAATTGAAATAACGCCTTACCCTGAACATCTTCTAATCTGATTGAAACACTTGGAATAAATGACGTACTTGTTCTAATACTAATACTTGTCATACCAAGTAATCCCGTATCAATAACGTTCGTTTGGTCAGCGACACTATTAATTTTATATGATTCCTTACCGTCTGCGGTTTGATTCAAAGTTTCTTTGGGTTGGTTAACCCCTTCATACTTAGTTGAATTTTGTCCAGTTAACTCATCATAATAACCTGTTCCTAAGTAAGTGTTTTTTGTTGGCTTTAAAAAATTAATTTTAGCAACAGATATTGTTCTAATTCTATCTTCAGGACTTCCTCCTACCGCAAGTTTTGTTCTTGGCACAACTTCAGCCTCAAGATTAGCATACATTACCAAATTCTCATGGTCAACCAATCTCTCTCTGATATTACCAAAACTATCTATTGTTTTGTTGGGGTCAACTACAATAATATTATTATAGTCAAAGTCCACCAATATATTTCCGCTGTTGTCAGCCTGTAAGTTACCTGCCATAATAATAAAAATGATTTTCTAATGCCGCCTTATAATCCTGTAAAGAAGCTATGAGCGGAAATGGAATAATCAATACTGCACCGTCATAAATATTATTTTCTAACCCACCAAATTGAGGATTTGCTTGTAATATCAACCAACTGAAATATGGAGAGTTATAAAATTCTTGGGAAACTTTATCTAATCTACTTCTTGCAACTTTGTAGATATATGTTTGGTCTGTAGGCTTTTGAATTATATTAACGAATGGCACGACAGTTTGCTCACCATTAATGATGAATTCACTATATCGATTATAATATGGATATGCCATTAATTAAGTTTTAATTTTGAAACATATGATGATGGTTTATCTTGGTTATTCCAAGTTTTTTTGTCTGAGTTAGCTAATACTCTTCCTAATCCTGTTATTACTTCAGTCTGACTTGCGGTTGGAGAAGTTGATTTTTCAAATGTGAATAATCTTTTCTTTGTTGGGAACGGAGTATATGTTATAAAGTTTTTCAATTTTCCTTTTTCTAAGTTTTCAAGGAATGCGGTTGTTACAGCATTTTCTTTAGTAAATTGTGGTTTAGCAATACCAATCCAATAAGCATCAAATTGTGTTGCAACATCTTGACTTCCACTACCAAGAATATCTTTATTCTTAATTATATTATTAATCATCGCATCTTTAAAGGTTTGATATCTTTTATCGTCCAATATTTCTGGAGACAAAATCATATACATTCTTCTAAACGCATAATTTTGAGGTGTTCCAACACCACTTGGGTTTCCAATACTGTTGTTCACAATTTGTCCAAAATCACCTTCAGTAAATGGTACAAACACAACTGGTTTCAAATACTTCTTATAGGTTGTTTGTTCTGTATCAGTACCGTATAAACCAATACCTTTATATGATTTTGAGTTATAGTCGAATGTACTAGCAGTAATTAATAATCCATAGTATTCACTAATGTTGTATCCAATTTTTGTAATATCGTTTACAATCTCTGTATATGTATCAGCAGCTTCGTTTGTCTTATAAACATCTGTTGTTCCGCTAATATCGTAAATTACAACATTACCATTCTTTTCTTGTAAACCGTCCGTACCAATTTTAGAGGTTGCTGTTTTTTCTAAAGGTATTACATTCGCCCTTGTAAGATATTGAATATAAGTTTGTTGTTGGTTAACTAATTCTTGACTTAATTGAGTTACTGCGTTCTGATATGTACTTGTTTTGTTAACAACAAAGTTCTTTAAATTCATTGTTAATTGTCTAATTACCTTATCACTAAACCCTTTATTACTTGACATGAAGTTTATAAATCTATCTTGAGTATCAGTATTAGTGCTGTCTATGTTTATAGCATAATCAGTAAAAACATTATTAACAACTTGTTGAACATTGTTAGGCTTTCCTATTAAATAAACTTCTTTTCCTGGTGTTGTATCTACCAAGAATGTTCCCTTTGTATAATTTCTATCACAAGTTAAATTCTGTAACATTGCATTGTTATATTGTTTAACACATTCTTTACTCTTATTAACATAATTTTGGAAATAAGTTTGAGTTTGTGCAACAAGGTTATCCATATACTTCTGATAACTTGTTGTACCCGTTGTACCTGAAGTTGATAGTATATTACCAATAGTTGACTCGTTAGTTTGTGGATTGTTATCTTGTGTTTGGTTAACAGTTGCCGCGGGTGGTTGAGCCCCTATTGCATTTAAGAACGATTTATCAATAACTTTATAACTTAAATCTGTTGCGTCGGCTCTTTCATCATACATTTCAGTATTAGCATAATAATTGAATGTTAATGCGTTTTGTAATCTATCAACAGATTCTTTTAATCCACTACCTCCAATAAAATTGAAACCTAATGTTACGTTAGCAATCATTGGTTGAATACCAATACCTTCAGGATTAATATCCAAATCCTCATAAGTAAGCGCTAATGATGTTGGAATTATTTTTGTGTTGTAAAAATCTCCAACCCTTAAAACTAAAACTGGAGGTGCTCCAAAGGCTGTATTGGTCGCATTGTTATATTGTAATTCGTTTGTTTGTCCCACAGTTTTAATGGTTGGGATGGTGTCGCCAGGCCTCATACATTGTTGTAAAAAAGTTAATCTACTATTTAATCCTTCTGGTGTCATTGAGTGAAACGCTGGTTGGAAAAACTTTAACTTATCTTTCAGGTTATCATAAACCATCGGAGTTTCTTCTTTGATTGCCTCAAAATAATTACACTCAGATAACAAAGACCTTAATACCCTCTTTGTAATATTGTCTCTTTCTACCGACTTTTCTTCAATCGTTTGAACTGTTGTTGTTACAGGTGTGACCGTTCCAACTAAAACATTGGATAATTGTGGGTTTGGTTTTGGTTGTGTTATTGATTCAGATTTTTGTGGTGGAGGTTGTGTTAAAGTTGATGTAATGTTGGAAACATAAGCTCTTCTACAAGCCATTGCGGTTGTTGTGTATATTTCTTTTGAAGCAGCCTTTGTATCTCCACCTTTAGCTTGTGGGTCATTATCGGTACAACTTACTGTAGTACCTTTTGTAAAATCTTTCTTTTGTTCATCATATTGTAACACACTAGCCTCTTCACCAAATGCGGTTCCTGAAATAATAATTAATTTTTTATTATAATAATATTGTGCGGTGTTAAAATTAGTTGAAAAGAATTGTATTGCTGCATTAATTCTTCTTGTTGCTAGTTCTTTATTATAAGAACTTGTTGCTGGTGCGGAACAACTAGCCTCAATCTTAACGGTTATAGTACCATTACTATCCTTATTGTTTTCAATTTCTTTTTTAATTAACTCACAAAGTTTTTGAAGTTCTTTATAGTTAGGGTCAACAACTGAATTAAAAAATGATTTAGTTACCGCGGCGGTGTTTTGTTTTGTGTAATTACCACTCAAAACATTCGTACTATATGCGGCATATTCGGCCGGATAGTCCGCAACATTTTCATTTACTTTTGGTATGTCATTATCAAAATAAAAAGCCATGTTCTGAAATATTGTGAATGGGTTTGTTGTGTTACTTGGTGCTACTGGTTGAGTTTGTGGGTCTGAATTTACCCCCGTTTGAACCGTTTTAACCGCATACGTTAATTGTTCCTTTGTCATCTCTTTAGATGAAATCATTTGTTGTAATTGGAACAAATCATTAGGGTTAATTGTGTAGTATTTTTTAGCTAACTCATATAGGTCATAAGTTCTACATCCTGCAAAGAATGAATCAATAATACTATCAATTCTTGGTCTGTTGGTTTCGTTTTTAAGAACTTTATCAACCAATAAATTTAATACTGAAGGATGGTCAACAACTATCTTCCACGTTAAACTTCCCGTTCTATTTGTGTTGTTGTATGTATAAACAGGTTCTGGTCTACCAATGAAATCGGTATTCTTCCAGTTGGCGCTTACGTTTTCATTAAATGTTAAACCATATGGAGGGAACCACATAACCCTACCACCATTAGGTCCTCTCTCACATATCGCTAAGTCTGAAACAGAAAAACCTGGTGTGTTAGATGTTCTCCAAGCTAAATTCTCAATTGAGAACATATACTTCTTGGCATAAGAGTTGTTGGTTGTACCGATAAGATTTGTAGAATCTTGACCTCCTTCTTGTTTGTTTGGATAGATATTCAAGTTCCATGTTTTATCCATTACCGAATAAGAAAATTTTCTACCTTCGGTTGTCATACCGTTTCTTTTCTGAAGGTCGTTGTATTGTAAGTAAGGAACGTCTTTGGTGAAGATACGGCAGTACTCTGTTCCCACTTCTTGCCCAATACCACCAATATACTTAAGAACTCTAGAACCCTTTGTAATCTCTCTATAACCATCATGGAAGACCTTACTAACTTGGTCGATAGCATTACCTACGTGTTGTAGCCTTCTTCCTCCTGCTGGTTGACTATTAATTAGTCTTTGTGTGTCATCAAGAATTGAACCTTCTCTATATGTTTGATTTGTTGATTGAGTCTTATCGTATGATGATGGTTTGTAATCTTGGTCCTGTCTAATAATCTCACCACCAATACCAACATACTTTCCAGCATTGTCTTTGTATTTTGGTGACACCCATGTGAATCCACCCTCAACACCTCCGCCATTACCATAGGTAGGTCCGTTAGCACCAAGTTTACTTTCTAAACTAGGACCTTCATATAACGCGGCAAGTTCGTTTGGACCATAAACAGGTGATTGAACCTCTTGTCCAAACTGATTAACAGGAACATCACCACCCGGTGAAAATACTCTTGACGGGTCAGATGTTGTCGAACCTACGTAGAAGTTACTATTGTTTGTTGTAGAACCAACAAGGACTCCAGCAACTCTGTCAAATAAAGTTCTGTCGTAACTCGGCTTATACTTGTTGTAGTCAATGTTACCAAATAATCTCGATTTTTGACCACCACCTGTATTATTTAAGAATAACTGTGAACCTGTCTTATCACCACCTAATAATCTACTGAATGATTTACCAACAGATGTTTTACGAAACGCATTACTTAATTGTTGAATTGTTGTTGGTTGTCCTGAATTGATACTTGCATCGAAGTATGAACCAGGGATTGTGGATGTTGGGATAGTACTACCGGCAAGTCTTAAGGCAAAGTCTGTTGCCGCAAGTATTGGGTTGGATGGTGCGGTGATTGTATAGTTAGGTTCAATTAAAGGAATTCTACCCGTAACTAAACCTAAAACGTCAGTACCACTTCTTACATTAAAAACATTTGCCCTACCTGTTGTTTGTTGGACTATTCCTGTTGCAATTCTTTCTTCAAAACCTTTTCTTAATCTTGACGCACCTAAACGAGCAAGATATGAATCAGAACTTAATAAACCATTACTACCCTGAGGGTCAGGTGTTAATAAGATTGAAACAGGTCCGTATGTCGACGGGTTGAAGTTGGGGTAAGGTTGGTTGTTATAATACCTTAAACTACCGTTAGCGTCGATTGTTTCTAAATTACCAACGAATTCTCCACTATCATATAATTGTTCACTACCATTACCGAAGGCGTTAATCTTTCTCCAATTCTTTGACTCAGGTTCAGCCTCACTTAAAATGTTTGCATCCTGAAATCCGTATTCTCCTTCGTTAGATTTTGTGTTTGTATTCCCAACAGGGTCGGGAGCTTGTTGATAACCACCTTCATTACCCCATTTGTTTAATGGATATAACTTATTAGCAAACGATGGTTCGTCTATTAATTGGTCAGGACTATCTTGAACAGATGTATCTGATTGTATGTATTCTGTATTAAATGGTGGCGTAGGTCTATTGGGCGCCTTAAGATAAGGGGTCAAGTTCCTCGTAATGAGTTTCTTTCTAAACGCGTCTGAATTAACTAAATCTAATGGACTACCCATTCAATACTTTTATTATAAATAGGTTAATACGTATTTTTCTGATGATGAATTACTTTGTCTTTTGTAGTTGTTTGTTTTTTTCTTCAACATATTTGTAAACCATTTCTTTAAATTTTTCTTCGTTCAAGAATTGTTCTAAGTATTGTTTGCTAACACCTGCGGGTGCCTCTACTTTAAACACAACAGTACCACTATAGTCAACAGTCTTATTGATTGTTGATGTTAGTGTTTGATTTTGATTTGCATTTTTCGTTAACGATTCTGTTCCGTCTAAGAACAATGATTTGGATGGTGACGCTTTAGCTGTTGTTCCTGATTTTTCAGCGGCAACTGCCTTACCTACAGATGTTTTATCAATATATGATTCAAGACCTCTTAAGGCACTATCTGCTAAGTCACCCAATTCAGAATCCCCAACTTTCATGTTTTTACCTTTAATATCAGAATAAATTTTTTGACTTAATCCTTCAACAACTTTACCAATTGATTTACTTTGTTCTCCAAATTTACCACCCAAATCCTGCATAATGTCACCCATGGATTTACCACCAGATTTTGTTAACTCTTTTACTGCATCTCTAATCGCATTAACTGCCGTCTCAGCTTCTTTATTGAATATTTCGGTTTTAGCAACTTCTTTTGATATTGAACCTGTTGGAGTTGTTACAATCTTTCTGAACGCCTCCATGTTGTCTTTAACAAAAGATGTTGATACCGCACCTCTAACAACCGCATCTTTAATTGATGCGACATCATTTGCAACAATATCACCAGTTTTCATGGAAGCTCTTGCGATTTCTTCCATTGACTGAGGTTGTTCTTTTTGAGCTTTGATTAATCTATCAAATTCTGTTTGTGTGACTTCACTAAGTTTCTTTGTTGAATCTCTTCCTTGGTCATCTCTAATCTTAACAACATAATTCCCTGATGCATCCATTTCAGACAAATTAGTTAAAAACTGTTTGTCTGATTCGTCTTTAAAGTTTAGACTTGGGCTTATTTGTGATAATCTCTTATCAAGTTCTGCTGCAGCTAATCCTGATTTAGATAAGTTTTCATAACTCATACCAGTTTCCTTAGCCATCTGTCTAAGAGTTAACATTCCTTGAGGATTAATCTTGAATGATTTTGTTTTTTCGTCAAAGTACGTGAATTGTTTAGTTGCGTTAACTAAACTTTCTTGTAATGCTCCAGGGTCGTTAATCGACGCATTCATCAATGCAAATGGGTCTGCAAGTGTACCAACTGAAACCCCTAACCTTTGGAAGGATGACGCTAGTTCAACCGCTCTTTCAGGATTCATTGCGTCTTCAGCCAAATTAAACGCTTCACTCATATCAAATCTGAGTTGAGATGCTCTCGCGGCCATTTTGGTTAGTCCTTGAACTCCTCCATCAAAGTTAAACCTATTTAGTTTTGAAGTGTTATCAACAACTTGGCCCATCACCTCTTTGGCATTTAAACCTAAATCTCTAACTGTTAGTACCGATTCTTCTAACTGTCCGCCAACAACTCCAAATTGAATTCCTACATCTGTAAATTTAGTAACAATTGTACCAACCTCTTGTCCAATAACTTTTGATGTGGCATATAATTTTTCAACACTGTCCGCTGACGCTAAGGTATTTTTACCTGTAGCTGTAGCAATATCCTTCATTGTTTGTAATGTGCCCGCAAAGTCCGCACCAAGTCTTTTCAGTCTTGGAGCCGCCTCACTCACCGCGGTCATCATCTCACCAACCCTTGCTCTTGATAAAGAAAACGAACCAACTAGTTCATTGGCCGCTTGTTTCATTTGAGAAGCAGCAGTAACGAATTCATCGGTCCCAAAAGAAACAGCTTCTCCTAGTTTTTTACCGAACTCACTTGGTTTTTCTTTGTCGTCAGCCATTAAATCTTTTTCTTATAAATAGAAGAAGGACTATTTTTTTAGTCCCTCTTGTTAGTTTCAACCCATTTATCTAAAAGATATTTTCTCATAAAAATGGGCATCCTTTCAAAATCTTGATATGTAATCTTTAATAATGTATTCAAATAAAAGAATTCATCTAGTTGTCCTTTTCTATAATCAGAAGAAAGGACGAAAAAATTCTACCCCAAAACCGACGTTGACTGTCAGTCTATCTCCTGATGGGGTTGTTACTACTCTGTTCATGTCTAATCTTGGTTCATTATCTTCCATAAATTTTCTTATGAATTTAGAATCCATAATTGGCATTTGTTCAATAAATTTTGCAATTTCACCTTTATCTTCATTACCGTCAATTTCTACCATTTGTTTTTGTAATCTCCAAGTTACTCGTGGTACTGTTCTTCCTGCGGGATATTGTGCAGACATTTTATTTATTTCAATTATGTCACCATAAGTCATTGGTTTCAACTTAATTGTTGAGCCTGATTTAGGTAATGTCGTTGTAAACGTTCCGTCTTCTGAAGGGGTTTGTCCTTGTGTGATGTTTAATTCATCTAAAACAACAGTTGTTTCGAAAGGCTTTCTTGTTGTTGGGTCAGTTACATTAACTGTTAGTTCGGGTCCAAATGCAGTGTTTCTTAAGAAAACAAGAATAGCCTCAACGTCTCCTTCTAACATATCCTCAACCCTCATATCGGGTTCGTAAAGTTTTGTTCTAATTAAATTGGTTGATATATCGTCTCCACCAGCCATTAAGATGTTTTCATCTGAGGCAGTTAAATAACCAACCTTAACAGATTTTTTCTTGTTTTTATAGAATACCCCTTGGGATGGTAAAGGCACCACGTCATGAGGTAATGTGAAATTCTGTTGTGCGTAATTTGATGTTTGATTTTCCATATAAAAAAATAACCGTAAAGTTTATGTCTTTACGGTTAAATATAGTTTGTATTGATTTTTTATAAATAGTATTAGTATACTAACACACAACGGTCAGGACGAAGACTAGCTGTAATATCAGCCAATGCATCTGTTGAGTATCCTAAAGAACCGAAGTCCACACTTGTTAAGAAGGTTCCATAAAGAATCCACTTTTCAACAACAACTCCTGTTGGGTCTAACATCTCCAAGTCAATGTCTTTCTTATAACCTGCAGCATATCCCATACGACCTGTTACTGATTCAGCATGTAAACGAACCCACTCCATAAGAGCTTGAGCCGCTGATGGTCCAATTGGGTCTCTAAACTTAACGGTCATTTCATCCCAGTTAAATCTACCTGCAACGTATGTTGATGTATTTAAAAATTGTATTTCTGTTGAAGCAATTTTGATGGATGGTCTTTTCGTACTTTCTACGAACCACTCATTTATTCCTAAACTTGAAGGAAACCTCAAGATGAATCGGTTTTGACGTTTCGGTTCGTAAGGAATCGGCATTTTCATTAGTAAATCAGCCATGTTATTATAATTTTGTTTTTTTTATTTTATATCTTATAAATATAGTCTTATCAAAAATATTTCTATTTACTTTGTCGTTAGAAATTAATATTCATTATTTATATTCTTTCTTAATTCCTCCAGCAGTAGAATAAGTTTTTACTATATTATCTGGTTTATCTTTAAAGTGATTACTTATCTTTTCTAAATTCTTTAAATCATCATCTGAAAAACCTATTTTAGGTTGCTCTGGTATGAATTTATTACCAATATCTTTTTTAAGGAATGCCTTTTTATTAAGTAACGCAGCTAATCCTTTTACATAACCCACAAATTCATCCATAGCCATAACTTTTAACTCTTCAGGACTTGCAGCACTTTCATCATTACCGAACGATACGGGATGGTATTTATTAAGTTCTAAATAAGACCTTATTAAATCATCATCAGACATATCTTCTTCATCAGAAAATGTTCTATATTTTTTAAGGTTCTTAATTAGTTGGTCTTTATCAACACCACCAAATCCGTTTATAATATAATTGTAAACCGCTTCTTTTAACGTGTTTGGGTTATGACCTCTTGCGGTGATTATTGAAAAAACCGAACCATTATTGATTGCCTCTTTAAAGTCATTGAATGCGGGACCTTTTTTAGCGGTCATTGCATCAATCAAAAAATCTTTATCCCCCTCAGTTCTAAAGTTTCTAAACGCATCATCAGCAAAATCAACAACCACATCACCCTTATAGTCAAATGGTTTTTTTCCAATGTCTTGTCTATACTCCGCAAAATCATCAGTACTCATCCCAATCTCATCACCGTCTTCAGTTTTCAAAACTATCTTAGTCGGCATATGAACAATATTATCATCCCAATCGAATGCATAATACTTCATATCTGGTGTATGCTCTGATTTAAATCCCTCTACTATTCTTCTCATATTGGCTAAAAGGGGGAGATAAACTCCCCCATTTTTTTATTAGATATTTTCAAACGAAGCTCCTGTTGGAGTGATAAAGAATTCGATGTCGATGAATTCTAAAGCCTTCGTAGGTTTTAAGTAAATTTTACCTGTAAGTGTATTTCTGTCTAAGTCTTCAGGAGAAGATGAAACTGTTACACGGAAATCGTATAAACCTCTGTCTCTTCTGATAGAATCTAAGATTGGGTTAACACTGTCTAAGAATTGTTGTCTAACGATTTGGTCGTTTTGTTCGAACAATAATCTTACAGCTACCGCTGAAATCAACTTACGAGCTTGTAACAATAATCTTCTAACGTTCAATCTGTTAAGAGCTGTGTCAGCAACTTGTAAAGTTTTGTTACCCCAAATTACTGTTCCAACATCAGAGAAAGTAGCGATAGGGTTAATTCTACCTTGATACAATGTATCTCTATCTTCTTGAGTTAGTTTTTGTCTAGCTTTGATTGAATTTACAAGACCTCTTGTGTAACCCGCCGATGCGAACCAAGGGAATGCGATGTTATCTGTTAGAGCTAAGTTTCTACAAACCTCACCAGTTGCTGGTAAGTATATTTGTGTATTGTTAACTGTATCTCTTGTTAAAATCCAAGGATAGTAAGTTGCCGTGTAGTTAGAATCAATTCCTGTATTATCTAAGTTATCAACCGCCTCTTGAGAGTAGATAACATCATACTGACTTGTTCCGTCTGGTGTATACATACTATAGTCAGGAGTTGTTACGATGTAAACCGAGTCAGCTCTTGAATATTGAATCATATCAATAGCCTCTTCACATAAGTTTGAGTTGTTAATATAGTCGATACTTGCTGTTGCAAATACGTTGATATTTGTAGATTCAGGGTTTGAGAATGTAAGAATACCAAGTAAGTAAGCGTAGTAGTCGGTATTACCAAAGTCTGAAGTATTGTT